TATTTGTATATAAATAAAAAAAGCCCTGATATTCAGAGCTTTTAAATTTTACATTGGTGCCATAGGAGGAGGCATACCTCCGTTTTTGTCATTAAAGACAGCCTTTTGTTCTATATTATTAGTATCAACAATCATTTGCTTACCCATCTTGTTATCGTCAATACGTATCTGACCTTCGGTTTTTGCATTTATTTCATCAATCCTAGACGCCTGCATATCCTCTCTATTTTCTAAAGCCATTTGTTGTTGAGCTTGTAATTGTTGAGCCTGCATTTGCTGTTGAGCTTCTAATTGTCTTTGCTGTTGTTCTGCCGCAGTTTGTTGTATAGTTTTCCAAGCATTCTTTAATATGTTTTTAGCTTCGGTATATGATTCGGCAGTTTCCAATTGCATTAAATCTTCTAGTCTTATTTCTTTTGCATTCAACGAAACCTCAGCTAACTGCATAATCTTATTTTTCATTTCAGCATATTTACCGCCGTCTTGAATAGTAACTCCATAATCCTGATAGCCTATTTCTTTTTCTATTACCAAGAATCTCTGCTGAACATCTCCCAAAATTTGCTTACCTTTTTCTACTTTGTAGAATCCATAAGACAGTTTGTAATATTCGCACATTTTCATTAATACTCTTTCTGTGAACTTATTCATTCCGTAGAATAAAGGAGTAGTAATATTCTTAGATGCTCCAATTGCTATTTGAGCATTTGTTACCGTAGAACTCGCCGCAATATCCCCTTGCCTGTTTTCGTTAATACCGGTAATTAAATCTAATGTTTGGCGAATATCGTTTTTCAACATTACTAATTGCTGAAACGTTGCAGATAATCCAATATCCAAAACTTGTATTAAGTCTTGTAAATTAAGCTCCCTTCCCGATTCGTTTCCATCTGCCGAAGTATCAAAGTCAATAAATCCATCATTTACTGCATCGTAAATAATTTCTTTCATTGTCCTTTTTTGCGGTAATGCTGCCCGGTTATATCCGATAACTTTACCCTTTGCAATATTCAATTCTTTAAGAATCTGATACATACAAATATCAAAAGCAGAATCAAAATTCTCTACTATTTGCTGTAATGATATTCTTATTCCGTCAACTGTATTAAATAAGTAACCAACATAAGACATATCAACAACCCTGTTTGGATTGTCTACTCTTCTAGGTTGAAATTTCTTTCTTCCTAAATCTAAACTAATTACACCGCCTATTCTAACAGCCTCACGAATATCTTCAGCCCACTTAGTTTCAATTCCTAATAACTTGCCTTTTTCTACAAGTTTATCGTAATACTCTCTGTTATTCTCATACTCAGCAGCATCCATTTGAATAGTGTAGTATTCAGATGAAGGATCTAATTCTAATTGCTTTTGAGTTTTTGGAGAAAGTTTGTAGTAAGTTGGTACATAAGAAATCCACTCTATATGAACAACGTCCATACATAAGTCACCATTGATTTGATATGTTGTAGCTCTTCTAGTTCCGGCATTTTGGTTACCTGTATTCTCAAATGCTTTAAGCATTTCTCTTTGCTCCTTAGTAAGATTATATTTCCTTAGTATTTCGGAAATAGTCATTCTATACCTTGCGCCTTTTAGTGGAGCTCTTTCAATAAAGTCATCCCCTTCTATTTCGTCAAAAATAGCGTCACGCGGATCTATTTTTATATAATTTACATTACCTTCTAAATCAATATCAATCTTTCCGTAACACATTGAGGTAATCTCCAAGTCAAGGAAATTCTTAGCAAGTTTGTTTTTCATGTCTAATTCAATGATACCATTTTCCAGTATCAATTGCATAACGTGCTCATTCTTATCCTTGAAAGTCATTGAGTTCCAAACCTCATCAGGATCGCCCTCCGGCAATTTCATTCCTTCTAAAACATCTACTCCAACTTCTTTAAGTTTTGCTAATTCATCGCGCGCCAAAAGAGCCCCTCTAACTAAATCAGCTTCATCTAATTTCTTAATCTTAGCGTCAGAATTTATAGTAGTTACTGTTGGTTTAAGTGCCTGATTAAGCCACTCACCTTTAAGTAGTTCTATTTTATTCCTACCTAGCCTGTAAGAAATGAACCTTGATTTGTTTTCTCGACCATAAGTTTTACCTATAAATCTTAAAGCATCTGCATTCTTAATACCATTATAGGTATTGTACAATCTGCTCATTATAGAGTAAATGTTGTTGCGTCTGTTTAGAATAGTTTCAGCATAAGCAAGATGAAGTTTCACCCACTCTAGCGTCTTATCCTTTTCCGGAATATCCTGTCTTGGAAAGATCATTACAATTAAATTTCGTTATTTAATTTTAAATACCATGTTGGTAAATTTTGCCTAAAAATACAAATAATAATGATTTTTATTTAATGTTATTTATTAACATACTATTTACCAAATAAATCATGATCTTGTTCTATACCTTTTAGCTTAGGAGGATTAAAGCTAAATTCATCGTTTAATAAGTATTTATTGTACTTATCTTTTTCCTTTTCATCGCGCGGATTCAAAGAGTTCGATATATCCTGCATTAACGATATTCCTAGCGCATCCGCTAAGTCATTATCGGAATCATTTGTATATTCGTCATAAGCCTTTAATTCGTCTATCAATGTAGGGAAAACTATTTTCTCTCCATGATCTAATATATATGACTGCATAGATGCCACCATTAATGGACGAGAATACTTATTCAAAGATACCCCGTATTCGTGAGTTTGCTCACTATTTGCTGATTCAAATTTCTTTGGCCTTCTAGCTAAATATCTGCCACCTCCATTAGATTTAAAGTATTCAATAACAAACGGTTTCGCCACATCTATTAATACAGAAGAATTAAGATTATAATAAACTGCTACCTTTAAACACATCTCGTAGAAATCCCTTTTATCCGTTGGTCGATTCCTTATCACGCAAACAGGTTTCATTTTTGGTGAGTTTGGCAATCTATGATCTCTAATCATTACCAACATGGCTCCCAATGATTTAGAAGTCTTTGATTGATCCTGATCGTAACTATCAATACCAGCAGAATAAAGGTTATTCACCCCACCAATAGGATGCCCGTCCATTGCAATCAATACGCAGTCTTTCTCCAAATCAGTATCTTTTGCCGGGATAGCCTCAACCCTTAAAGGTATCATTCTTTCGCCTTTGTCATTTTTTACAAATTCCAATTTATACTTAGCATATTTCTTTGGACTTGATGCTAATTCAAATCCTACTTTGTTTAGCAATTCAATATCGAACTTATTGCTCGATACTTTTTTAAATACCTCTTCTATTGTTAACGGATTGTTTTGGCATTCCTCAATCCAACCTTCTATATCACCGGTATCCAATAAGTGTTGTCTTACTCTTTTGATATTTTCCTCAGCAGCCTCTTCATCTTCTATCCCCAACATTTCGTAAGGCTGATATTTTAATTTTAAATTAGGAACCTCTTCTACATTTTCGCCCAAGTCATTTGTAGCTCCGGCAAAGAACGGATGGTAAAATCTAGTTCCTCTTATAAAGAATCTGTACATATTGTACGATTCGTAATTGTGCCACATTTCCTCAAAATCTTCTCCGGCCGAACTTTTATTACCACCAGTTGCCCAAGTCCAAAAGTTACCTTTCTGAACGGAACCGTACATTAAACAGGCTTTAGTAGCATTATAAAATGCTTTTAGTTTTTTAAACTCGACACCCTCTTCAGCAACCACGTCATTCAAGAATAACCCCTTAAATAAGTTGGCATTCTGAAACATTGTAGCTACGTGTATCTTATTGAACGTACCCTCTTCTCGTTTACCATTCTCATCTATCACGTCATAACAGGCTGTTATTTCTTCAGTTCCCTTGCTCCTTAATCGTAATTCAGGAACCAATATGTTATCGTGAACACTCCATTTCTTCATAAATTCTTCGGTATAAGTGGATAGCCCTGCTGCTACACCTGCATTATAACCGGGAATAAATCTGTATCCATAATCAATAACCATGTTATTAAAAGCCTCAGATAAACCTCCCCTACGCTTTTTTGGGCCTATAAAGTTTAATCCATTCTTTTTGCAGTGCTCAATAACATAGGCTAACTCCAAATGCAAATCACAAATATCTGCATTACGTGGACCTAATACAGTATCAAATATCTTAAAGTTGGCATAGTAATAGTATCTTCCGGGAATAAATAATCCTCCCGTTTGATAGCCATGCAGTATATAATAAAGCTGTTCTTCCCAATATTTTTCCCAATCAGGGGTTCCTATTACACTCTTATTATACTTGCTATCCGCGTATTTAGGAATACCATTCTTTGCCACAGGATTCGGACAAAATCCTTTTCCTTTTTTATAGGGGTATTTAGGTACACTCATTTCTTTTTCTTTCTTAATAAAGACATATATCTATCTCTGTTTCTTTGGAACTTTTCTAAAAACGATAGTGTACCACCCCCGACAACCTTTCCTTCCTTAGCCACTTCGTCATAAACCTCTGTTTCCAAATCCCTAATAGATTCTCTAATGGCATTAATAGATTTGATAATCCTCGCTATTTCTTTTTCGTCAGAGGCTAATACCATTTCGTCTTGCAACTGATCTATCTTTGACTGATAGGTTCTAGCTAGTTCAACTTTTGGGTTGTATTGCAGACTGATATAAGCCTCAACAGCTTGTTTAATCTTATCTTTATCAAAGATATTTTTATCGTCATTTCCGTAAACATGAACTAATGCTTTTCTGCGCCTATCGGAATCCACAAATTGCCTGTAAGGTGACTTATAATCATAAGCTAATATAATAGCTAATGTTTCTTTATCATCCAATACAGTTAACTCAGGACACAATTTAATAGCGTCCGGGTGCAAAACAGCCGTATTTTTTTCATCTAAGTAAAATAGCATATTATTTTAGTCTTATTGTGTCTTGTAAATTTACTCTGGTTTCATTATACAAAGAATCATATTTTCTTGACCAATAAGAATCTTCTTTGTGGTGATTACTATACTCTTTTAAGTACATAAAAAATGTTATTAAAAAGCAAATTATTACCAGTATAAATATAAAGTTGTAAAACTTTATTGTTTCTTTATGATTTTCCATTAGCTAAGTTTTGTTTTCTGATTCTTAAAATGTGTTCCACTTCGGGCTTTAAATACATTACGGGGATATAAACGTGATTCATGTAGTTGTCAGGAGGAATAAATCTTATGCCTAGCTTTCTGCATTGTTTACCTGTTAATTGCTCAAACATATATGCATAAATGCTTAGTTGCAAAGAGTATTTAACAAAATTACAATCCTCCAAATAATCAAATGGAGGATTTAATCTAGTGCCATACTTATTGAACGTTTCTATACCGTTACGCATATTAGTTTTATAATCTTCCACGTCAAACTTAGATCCTTTGTTTTTACTAATCATACATATCATATCGCTAGTCCCGGCAATCTTTGTTTCATCATGATACAAAGTCAACTCATCGTAAACCTGATAATAGTCTTTATAATTAGAACAAACGTCTATTATCATTTCTCGCAAATCTTCATCTTCCGGGAGTATAGTAGCAAACTTTTTGTATCTTTCTAAAGCGTTATGAATCCTAGTTCCATGGTCAGTAGATTTTGTAGCAATATCTTTCCATTCCTGTAAAACTGATTCTTGACTAACACCTCTCTTTTTGGCAACCATAGCGGATACTTTTTCAGAATCAAACTTGGTTCCTAAAGATCCCAAAAGTTTACTAACACTAATGTATTCTTCACCTGTTTCATTATTAAAGTATTTATGCTGAACAGGCTCTAACTGAACTTTTGGATTAAATAGTTTCATTAGAATGCAGGGGCTTTAAATGCGGGCGGAGTTAATGGTATAGTCAATTCTTCTTTAATTTCTAGAGTAACAGGCTCAACTTCTTCAACCTCTACTTCTTGAATGTTTAATTGAACGTCTACGTCATCAATCTCCAATTCGTCATTAATCAAAACAACAGCTCCCATTTTTTCCAATATTTCTGTACACTTATCTCTCTTTTCCTTATTGCTCATGTCTTTAAACTCTTTAATAAGTACATCGTCATTTTTTAACTTAGCAAATTTCTTTAAAAACTCAGCCTCATCTAATTTCTTTTTACCCGCCATGTACTCATGAGTTTCTTCTACAATCTTAGTAATAACTTTTACTACTGTATCAAAGTGAGAATATCCATCAGAAACTTCTACATCCGGCGTGGAAATCTTAATGAACTTGTCACCAAGAGTTCTCATTTCTCCCGAAATCTTAAAGCTGTCAGAGCCATTAATTACCAATTCAGTAATCTTTGTTTCTTCAATAAGATAATCTTTGTGCATTACAGAAATAGTTTCATTGTAATACCCACAAAGCTCCAACATGAAATTTCTCAAATCGTTAATAGAATTTTCAAGATCGTTGTGTATAGGATGTTTCCTTTTTTCGATATGCTCATTGTTCCATATCAAATTGTCCTTTTCCTGAGGGTGCATATAAGTAACCTCAAGTCCTTTCAAGCCATCATCCTTTAGCTTGATCTTCGTGATTTGTTTCACTGTTTTTGTCATGTTTATTTTGGTTTTTATTGTTTACTTCTCTGCAAAATGTATCCTTCTCCATTTTCTCCAATCTTTTCCTGTCAGCCCTAATACGCATTTTAATTGATTCAGCTTCTATCCACCATTGTATTCTTTCAATATCCATAACCGCAAATATAATAAATTATTTTTAATTATACAAAATTACAAATTATTTGCCTGATAATCAAGTTAATTAATTTTTTAACATTTGTAAATTTGTACAAATAGAATTTATTTATTACATTTGTTGAAAATAATTAATCATGGAAAAAGAATTTTGCACATACGAACAAGCACTAGCTCTTAAAGAGTTAGGGTTTGATGAAAAAAGTTTAGCATACTGGTTTAACGAAACTCCCCTCAATCCAGAAGGACAATGTTTAGTTTATTATCAAAAACCATATGATAACACAAAAATTACTAATGGTGTGATTAGAGAATATAGCTGGGCTCCTCTTTACCAACAAGCCTTTAGATGGTTTAGAGAGAAGTATGATTTGCAATATTGGTTAAATGATGGTGGAATGTTAAGTAAGTGTTTTATAAAAATAACAGGTTATAAACATGACAAATTTTATTTTTCATCATCTGAACCAATGGAATATGAAGAAGCAGAGGATGCTTGTTTAGATAAATTAATAGAAATAGTTAAAAATAAATAATATGGAAAAAGAATTTAAAGTAGGAGATATTACCTACAGGATTGTCGGCGAAGATATATACCGCCTGCCATTTGAAAGAAACAACAAGTGTTTCAGCTTTAAAAAACTTGTACCAACATGGCAATTGAAATATAAACTGAATGGCCAAATATATTCAATGGAACAAATACAAGCAATATTCCTTAAAAATAAATAAATCATGATACCACAAAAAAACCAAACAACATTGTCCCTGATTTCTAAAATAGAATGGTGGACAAATAAAGTAGAAACCAATACAGTTCGCGGAACATTCAATTGGAAACAATACGAAAAATATTTAAAATCTATAAAACACAGAACAGATGAAAACAACGAAAGAAATTGAACAGCTGGCTGAAAAATTATACACTAATGTGGATGGGTACTTAGAACTAATAGAAGAAGCCAAAATGCATTTTGTTATAGGCTACACTCAATGCCAAGAAGATAACAAATCAACAAGTAAAAAATTAAAACTAATAGAGGCATCAATAAATGGCTCTTTGGATGGAATTGAATTTGATAATAATTCTGATGTTATTGAAAAATCATTTGTTATTGATATGCTTAACGACTTAAAAAAATTACTAAACAAACAAGACTAATATGAAAATAAATATTGTAATTGTAAATTGGAATTGGATAACAATACCTTTACCACTAAACAAACAAAACTAATATGGAAATAATTATAGATAATAAAAAGGTAATAATTAACCCTATACCAATAAACAACCATGTTTATAGTGAAAATATTAAGGTAAATAAACTTTGTGTAGTATCAATGATAACTAAAAATACAATTGAGTTTATTGAAAAATCAAAAGACACAATGTATCCTATTTATGAAATTATAAACATACAGGAAAATGAAAACTAAAGAAGAAATAGAACAGTTAGCTGAAAAATCAATACCATTATCAAATGAAAATATTGATTATATTGAATTTGCTAACCACGACAGAAAACAATGGGTAAATGGATACGCTCAATGCCAAGAAGATATTAGCAACAGTTGGAGTAAAGGTTGCGAATGTAAAGATAGTATAGGTCAAACATGGTGCTGCAACCAATGTGGTCTGCCTTACGATACAAGAAAGTCTGATAAGAAGTACACAGAGGAAGATATGAGAAGAGCTATGAAATACGCTTCTGAAATTACTAATAATAAAATGAAGTATGTGGAAGATTACATTAACTCACTAAACAAACAAGACTAAATGCCCTTTAAAACAGATAAACTTAAACTCAACGATCCGTTCCTAGATAAAAGAACTAAACTAATACCCTGCCAAAAAGAAATGGTTATCTGGTGGTATAACTACGGAATATCTATAACGGAACTAGCAAAACGTTTTAAAGTAAATAAAAGACTTATTCAATTCATACTATTCCCGGAAAGAAAACAAAAAAACCTAGAACACAGAAATAACAGAGGCGGATCAACTATTTACTACGTAAAAGAAAATCATACCCAATCCGTTAGATCCCACAGACAACATAAATACAAAACCCTAAAAAATACAATAAAACCATGAAAGATTCTCAAATTAAATTAGAAATAGAATATCGCCAAGATAGCGACTGTATGCAATCCGACAGCTTTGGCCAAACCCTAATAGTAAAAACCGAAACCGACGGCGTCCTTCCCGGACACTATTTCATTATCGAAACAGAAAGATGGGCATTCGATGAAATAGATGAACTAATAGCTATACTAAAAGACTTTAAATCTAAATACAATAAACTTAATACAACTAAACCATGAAATCACACAAGTACAAACTTACAATCTACAACGGCCGCGTGAAAGTCTATGTCGACAACTACGTAATGTTCACATTCAACCAAATAGACTTTAAAGGTTACTACTCATACAAAGACGATACCGACCTATACGGAATAGACATTTACCTCATGAACGAAAAAGGAGGCGCAACAACAATGGAAATCTATTTCAAAACTAAACAACATTGGCTCAATATCCTTAAACTGCTAGATACGCACTTGTAAAGTATATGAAAGTTCGAGGGATGCTTCTTACTCTTCATAGTTATACGCATAGAAGTTTGGGATACCTTCTTCTTTTTTCTTATATGCAAGAAAGTGTCCGGGATGCTATTGCCCCCTTTTTTTTATATATATAAGTTCATTCGGGATGCTATATACCCCTCTACAAAATCGCGGGGGTAGGTCTGCCTGTACGGGGGGTTTATTTTATTTTCGCATTGTCTGCCTGCCTTTTTTGTTGGCCGACTAAATTACATGACCACTCTATAAAACAGGATTGAATAAATTTATTTTTAGCTATGTAAAAAATTATTTTTGTAGGTAAGCCAATGAGAAAAAAAATAATAATTTGCCGGAAGCCTTATTTAGAATTAGACTAAATAAAAATAAGACGAACGCATTAATTGTTTAGAATGATTCTAAATAATATTATCTTATTGGCTGAGGCCTTATTTAGATTTAGTCTAAATATAAATTATATAATATTAATAGTTTGGCACGATATTATTTTATATAGAATGATTATAAATAAAAAGTTTGGCACGATTTTATTTAAAACTTTACATTTATATATAAATATTGAATAATAAATAAATTTATATGTTAATGTAAAATTAATTAGCCTGATAATCAGATAGTTACATAATTTATTGTAAAAAAGTACAAAATAAATTTGCATTTTGCCCGTTCTCGTTGTATATTTGTATCAGATAATTAAACAATAACAATTTAAAAACTATCAGCCATGAGAACAACAATCGAAAACAAAACTAGAGTAGAATTATTAAACACTATTTTAGACGCTGCAAAAGATGGAAGATTAACAGACATTCCAGTTAGTGAAATCCACCACGAAGTATTTAACACTGATTATTTTATTATTGGTCGTTATAAGGCTGAACAATGGTTAATTGATAACTACGGAGTTTTTAACGCTATCGACACAATACAGGAATATGAGCAAAGCAATTTCGGCGAAGTTAACACAAAGTTAGGTGAAGCGGAGCACGTTTGTAACATGTTAGTTTACATTTTAGGCGAAGAGATATTAAACGACTTAAAATTTATTAGCGACAATTGGAACGAAGATACAACACCGGAAATGATTGAAGAACTTATAAAAGAAATCGAAGAAGAATTAAAATAATTAACTAACCTCTAAAAACTATCAAAATGAAAAATTATAATAATATAACAAAGTGCTATAAAATAGACATATTCATAAATGGTGCATACTTTGCAAGTACTCAGCAACATAAAACTTGTAAAAGCGCCGCCGAAAGTGTAAAAAACAGACTACAAAACAAAAGTAAATTTTTACCTTATTTTATACAGGATCCTGAAAACGTAAAAGTAAAAGCATTTTTTGACAGATAATAATTAACCATTTAAAAACTATCAAAATGAACATTTATAAAATAACCCTCAATAGTGACAGCGGCAAAATTAACATTATAACCACTGCAATAGATCCCGACACCGCAAAATTTAAAGTTTGTGAAGCGGAAAATTGTCCACCCTTTGCAGTAATTAAATGTAGACTAATTAAAAAAATTTATTAACCAATTAAAATTTAAAGCCATGTTAACAATTAATGATCTATGGGTAAGGTATATTTTTTGGAAAGATATGCAAGACTTTACACGCGCCAATTATTACATGCAAAGAATAAAAGAAGAAGAAAAAAAAATAAATTGTTAACCTATTAAAATTTAAAGTCATGTTAACTAAAAGAAATATCTATATAAATGATAAGATAATCAGCGCCGGAACTCATCTAAAAGTAATTAAACAAACTTTTGATTTTTACGGTACTAAAAACAAGAATACTTTTTTATGGCAAGTTTGTGAAGGTCCGAACAAAGGTTTTAAATTTTGGAGCTGTGATTTAAACCATTTTAGAGAATATAAAAGGCCCTTTGATTTTTACATAGTTACTTTAAAAGATTATATTCTAAACAATTGGAGCGCTGAAAGAATGTATAAAGCAGGTTTGTTTAGTATTAAAGATCTTTGCGAAGTAATGCAGATAATAAAGTATAAAAACGAATTATTAACCAATTAAAATTTAAAGTCATGAAAACAATATTAAATAAAATGTACGTTGATTATTTCAATAACTTTTTAACCGTTCAGGCATTCGCGGACCATTACAATATAACAACAGAAAAAGCAAAAAAAATAATTGATTTAGGCAGGAAAATAAACCATTTAAAATAATAAGCCATGAACCACATAGTTAAATTAAAAGCTATTTTAACAGCTTTACAGGATAATGAGAACCTATATAATGAGCATATAAAAAATAAAGATTCTTCAGAATGGATCCACGCCGTCGGTAAAATAGCAGGACACAACAGTTTTTCTATAGAAACTTTACAGGATATTATTAAAGATCTCGACAAATAAAAATTTTACAAAAACATATAAATTTTGAAAATATTCAAAATTTTACAAAAACATATAAATTTTAAAGCTATGAAAACAGACGTAAAAGGATTAAAAAGAGTTTATAACGCTACAATTGTAAGCCATCAAAGAGAACTTCCAAAAAAAGCTAAACTAATTTTTTGCGAATATACAGAAGAATTTAAACCATTTAACGTATATAGCAACGGCAAAAATTATGATTTATTTGTAGTATTCACTAACTATTAAAATAATAAAACTATGAACACAACAATAATTTTTAACAATTGGATAAATAAAAATAAATTCCCGCGTGTATTTTATACCTATACCAAAAAACAAATGTTTAATATATTTATTAATAGATTTTTTATAAACCCTTTAAAACCTTAAAACCATGTTAGCAAGCGCAGCACTCATAAAGACGTACACCAGTAACGGCGTAAAATTAGCCCTTATTAGATACGCGGACGGCGGAGAAACTGTAATAAAGTTTGAACACCTGCCTAAATTCATTCAGGACGATTTAAAAACAATTAAAAAAATAAAGCCATGACATTACCAACTTGTAAACAATACAGTGAATTTTTAGATATAGCAACCAAAAAACTAAAAATTGACAGAAACGCGGCGCGCTCATTATACGGAAAATTTACCGTTAACCAATGGCACGAACTATTAAACAATATTTAAAAACAGGTAGGCAAGCGAACTAATAAATTAACATATTAAAATTTAGAAATCATGAAACTTAAAATTAAAAACATTGTAAGTATAACAGAAATTAAGCCAGATCTTAAAGCCACTTATTTAGATTGCGCATGTTGCTTAAAAGAAACTAAAGTGAGCATATTAACCCATTACAGGGATAAAAACGAGTATTTTTGCCCGGAGTGCATTCTCGATGGCTCAGCCGCCAGACACATTCTTTTCTATTTCAGCGGCACAGTAGCACAATACACAGACACATTAAACGAAATAGGAGCCGTTTTATAATTAAAATCAGGTAGGCAAGAGGCTATTTTTTAAGGTATTTTTTAGCCCCTAAAATTTTTG